TCGTGGATTGCGGGTTAAGGGCGACGATACGCCCATCGGACCGGGTGAATTCCGTGATGTGGACGTGCCTAGTGGGTCAATACGGGACAATATCCTGCCACTGCCCTATAAAGAGCCTAGCCAGACACTATTAGCACTATTAAACAAGATTACTGAGGAAGGTCGCCGTTTAGGGGCTATATCCGACATGAATATCTCTGACATGAGCGCAAATGCGCCTGTTGGAACTACTCTTGCGCTGTTAGAGCGTACTCTCAAGCCTATGGCTGCGGTGCAATCCCGTGTCCATTACGCGATGAAACAGGAATTTAAACTCCTACGTAAGATCATTGCTGAGTATGCCCCGATAGACTATATGTATGTGCCTGACCGTGGCGAACCTAGAGCTAGACAAGCCGACTATGCCACGGTGGAAGTAATTCCCGTCAGTGATCCTAATAGCAGTACGATGGCACAGCGCGTTGTGCAGTATCAAACTGTTATGCAAATGGCGCAGGCCGCCCCTCAAATCTACGACTTACCCCAGCTTCATCGCCAGATGATCGAGGTGTTAGGTATTCGTAACGCAGACAAACTTGTCCCCACTACGGACGATATGAAGCCAGCCGATCCGGTTAGTGAGAATATGAACGCCTTAGTAGGCAAACCGATAAAAGCCTTTATATATCAAGACCATGCGGCACATATTTCTACCCACCAAGCGTTTATGCAAGACCCGCAGATGGCTGCGTTTATAGGTCAGAACCCAGCAGCACAACAAATCATGGGTGCTCTCACCGCACACATTGCTGAGCACATGGGGTTTGATTATCGCAACCAGATGATAGCTAAGTTAGGAGTACCCCTACCTGCACCGAATGAAGAGCTACCTGAAGAGTTTGAAGCACAACTGGCTCCACTATTGGCTGAAGCAGGGCAGCAACTCACACAAGAGAAGCAGGCCCAAGCAGCTCAAGCGGCAGCGCAGCAGAAGCAGGAAGACCCAATCATTCAAATGCAACAAGCGGAACTGCAAATCAAACAGGCTGAACAGCAGCGGAAAGCCCAGAAAGACCAAGCGGATGCACAACTCGATGCGGCCCGCCTACAGCTAGATACACAGAAAGCTACAACTACCGCGTCCCTTGAAGCAAGCCGCATAGCCTCGCAGAACGACCAAGCGCAGGCAAAGAACGACTTAGGTGAAGCCAAGGCAATGATGGACGCTGCAAAAATACGGATAGAGAACGAGCGTACCGCAGCAGAAGCTGCCCGCGATAACCGAGAAAATCGAGAATAGACAATGGCTAAAGGTGTTAATCATTACTTCCGCGATGGAAAGATGCACAAAGGCGCTACCCATAAGCACCCTGACGGTACGATGATGACCGGGGCAACGATGGGTAGTAAGAGTAAAAAACTCTTTCATTACGGGGACTTAAACAAAACATCCCAGAACAAAGCCCGCACTCAGTGGAGCAAATAGATAATGGCTACAACCGTCTTTGACGTGCTGAATTTAAAACTTACAGAGCTTAAAGGCTCTAGCGAAGAATTCTTAACCTCGGGTGGTCCTAAAGACTTTGCCGAGTATAAGGAGGTGTGCGGTGTGATTCGAGGTCTAAACGCTGCATTAAGAGAAGTAGGCGACCTTTCGCGTAATTATATGGAAGACGACGATGACTGAAACAGCGTTAGAAGAAAGACGTAACGAACGGATAGCTAAAGAGGACGCACAGGATGAAATAGCGGAAGCTCAGATTCCACGACCTGTAGGCTATCGAGTGTTGGTAGCATTACCCAACGTAGAGGAAACTTTTGAGGGCAGTGGCCTTCTTAAAGCACAATCTACGCGCCGAGACGAGCAAGTGCTTTCTAATGTAGGAACCGTACTTGATATGGGCGACCAAGCATACGCAGACAAAGAGCGGTTTCCCAACGGTCCGTGGTGCGAAGTAGGGGACTACGTGATGTTTAGGGCAAACACCGGCACTAGAATTAAATTGGGTAGGCAAGAATATCGCCTAATGAATGACGATTCCATCGAAGCTGTCGTCGCTGATCCGCGTGCTATCACGCGTGCTTAAGGAGTAAGGTATGGCTATGCAACAAGTAGAGTATGAGTTTCCTGACTCAGATTCCAAGACTACTGAAGTAGAGGTGAACTTGGATGAGAAAGAGGATAACGGCCTTGAAATAGAGGGAGCTGTAGGTCGAGAAGACATGAAGGTTCCAGCTAAGGAACCCAAGTCGGAAGAGCTAGAGATAGAGATAGAAGACGATACGCCTGTAGCGGATCGAGGACGCAAGCCTTCTAACCCTCCAGAAGAAGTAACCGATGAGGAGTTGGAAAACTATTCTGATAAAGTTAAGGGGCGGATTAAGCACCTTAGTAAAGGCTATCACGACGAGCGAAGAGCGAAAGAAACTGCTTTACGTGAGCGAGAAGAGCTAGAAAAGTATGCTCGAAACCTTATATCACAAAATGACAAGCTTAAGGGCACGGTAGACACTAACCATAATACGCTTATCCAATCTGCTAAAAAGCAGGTGGAAGGCGAAATGGCTATGGCTAAAGGACGGTATAAAGTAGCCTACGAATCAGGCGAGACAGATGCAATTTTGGAAGCTCAAACGCAACTCAACTCTGCTCAAATACGTATGGATAAAGTTAACGGGTTGAAACCTAAGAAGATTCAGGCTTTACAACCACAGACAACTCCTGTACAACCGCAGGTAGAGGCACCCCCTGCGAACGTGCAGCGCGACGAGAAAGCCGAAAACTGGAGGGATGAAAATGCTTCTTGGTTCGGTGAAGACGATGAGATGACAGCTTTAGCCTATGGGTTACATCATAAGCTTACGAAAGAAGGGGTTGACCCTACATCAGATACTTACTACGAGAAGATTAACGCTCGTATGCGACAAGTATTCCCGGATCAGTTTGATGAAGAGCCGGAAAGCACGAAAAGAAAATCTAGTAATGTGGTTGCCCCCGCTACGCGGAGCACGTCACCGAAGAAGGTGACTCTTAACCAATCACAAGTTGCTATTGCGAAAAGACTTGGTATTTCACTGGAAGACTACGCCAAACAGGCTGCTGAATTAATGAGGAATAAATAATGACCCAAACTAGACTAGACCGAGAGTTAAATACTCGTGATAAAGATGTACGTAAGAAAGCGTGGGTACGGCCAGAAACACTGCCTAACCCTACGCCAGAAGACGGATATGTTTACCACTGGGTTCGTATTAGTACTATGGGTCAGGCCGATACAGGCAATGTTTCCTCGAAATTAAGAGAAGGTTGGGAGCCAGTACGTGCAGATGCTCACCCTGAGATACTTCCTGATGAAGTGACCGATGGTCGTTTCAAGGATAATATCATTCAAGGTGGACTGATGTTGTGCAAAGCTCCCACTGAAATGGTGGACGAGCGTAATGCCTATTATAACAATCAGGCAGCTTCGCAAATCCACTCTGTTGACAACAGCCTTATGCGCGAAAACGACCCTCGTATGCCCCTATTTAACGATAGGAAGACGAAGGTGACATTCGGCAAGGGCAATTAAACTTAGGAGTTTAAAATGGCTTATCCAACAGTCAACGCTCCCTACGGCTTTGAGCCAATCAACCGTATAGATGGTATGCCTTATGCAGGTGCCACTCGCCTTATTCCTATTGCGAGCACCTACAATGTAGCTATCTATGCAGGCGATTTAGTTTCAGTCGTGGCGGCGGGTACAATCGAGAAGTTTACAGGCACCACTACTGGTTCCCCTGTAGGCGTTTTTATGGGCGTTCAGTACGTCAATTCACTGGACCAGTTCACACCGGCTCAATACTACCCCGGCACTAGCGTTACAGAAGCTTATGCAATCGTAGTTGATGATCCGATGGCAGCATTTAAAGTTGCTGTAACTACAAATGGAAGTGTTATGTCTTCTGCGGCACAAGCTGCGGTTGGTTCTAACATGTCTATTATACAGGGCGCTGGAGATGCTATTACAGGCAACTCTGGTATATCAGTACTAGCGGGTTCGGAGGCTGGCACAGCCGGTTTACCTATCCGTGTTATAGCTACTGTTGCTGAAACTTCCACTGCTGCTGATACTTTTGTTGAGCTGGTCGTTAAGATCAACTTGCATCAGTACACCAACACAACCGGCGTATAGGAGACTAGCAAATGGCTATTTCAAGAGCGCAACTCCTTAAGGAGCTATTACCGGGTCTAAACGCCCTATTTGGTCTCGAATACGCGAAGTATGGTGACGAAGCTGCTGAGATTTTCGAATCTGAGTCTTCTGATCGTTCGTTCGAGGAAGAAGTTAAGTTGTCAGGCTTTAGCGCCGCACCTGTTAAAGGTGAGGGTTCTGCTATCGAGTATGACAATGCACAAGAAGCGTGGACGGCTCGTTATACAAACGAGACTATCGCAATGGGTTTCTCTATTACTGAGGAAGCTATTGAGGATAACCTTTACGGCTCACTTTCTGCACGCTATACAAAGGCTCTTGCCCGCGCTATGGCTTACACTAAGCAAGTTAAAGGTGCCACAATCTTGAACAACGCTTTCGCAGCGGGTACTACGTATGGTGACGGGCAGGTTCTTTGTTCAACTGCTCACCCTCTCGTATCTGGAGGCACAAACTCTAACCGTCCTACAATTGGCACAGATTTGAATGAGACTTCTTTGGAAGCCGCTATTATTCAGATCGCTGGTTGGACAGACGAGCGTGGTTTGTTAATCGCTTCTCAGCCTACTAAGCTTGTTATCCCACCTGCGCTGCAATTCATTGCTACCCGCTTGTTGGAAACTGAGCTTCGTGTGGCTACAGCGGATAACGACATCAACGCTATCAAGTCTAACAGTGCAATTCCGGGCGGCTACACAGTTAATCATTACTTGACCGACGCTAACGCGTGGTTCTTGATGACTGACGTACCTAACGGCTTGAAGCACTTTGTCCGTACACCGATGGCTACATCTATGGATGCTGACTTCGATACAGGCAACAGCCGCTATAAGGCTCGTGAGCGATACAGCTTCGGCGTATCTGATCCACTGGGCATTTTCGGCTCACCCGGCGCTTAATAAGCAAAAGGTATTTAGATTGGGGGCTTCGGCCCCCTTTCTTTTGTCTTAAATTTAGTGTTACAGTAAATTGTATTGCCCCTAGAGACTTAGCCCGCCCTAACCGACGGGCTTTTTTTATTTGTACAGTTTCTAAAAAAGTGGTATATACTGAACACATTCCGGGAATCATCCGGTGCTTCTGACAGTCCCGGCTGACGACATGCAGACAGAGCACCCCATCACTCGCATGTGAGGAATTTAAAATGGCTAGAACCACATTCTCCGGTCCCGTCCGCTCGTTAGCTGGATTTATCAGCGCGGGTGTAAACAACCAAGTTACCCTAACCGCAGCCCAAACTTTGTCTGTTGAACCTGTTACTAACAATGTGACAGGCATAACTGTTGTTGGTAATGCAGGCAAAATCAACATAACAGGCTTTGACCTTGCGGGCGGAGCAAGCACTTTAACTCTGCCTCTTGTTAAAGACGCAACTCCAACCGACGCTACAGACCCCAACCAAAGTAATAACTTTGGCGCGGTGATTAAAATATTTTTAGGCAATACTCTAGCTAATGATCTGGTTATTAGCTGCCAAGGTGACGACAAGCTTACTGGTACAGCTCTAATTATGGGCGCGGCGGGCGCGGTCACTGGCTTTACTACTAATGCTGCTTTCACTGATGTAAATGTCACATTAAACGGAACTACAAAAGGTGGAATAGTTGACACGGTTGTCACGTTTACTTCTGTGGCCGAAGACAGATGGTTTGTCGAGATGGTAGGCGTAGGCTCTGGTACAACTGTAACACCTTTTAGCTAAAGTTTAATTTAATCAAAGACTTAGGAGACTATTATGTCTGATAAAATATTTGGAATACCTGTAGGTGGAGCAGAAGCTCCTGTTAAAGCAGCTAAAGCTCCTGAAAAGAAAGCAGCTAAAGCAGCTAAAGCGACTTAGCCAGTAAACTACTTACTTTAAGGAGTAATTTATGGCTGATACAGCGGTAACACAGACCATCCAAGATGGTGGTCGCACGGCTATTATAAAGACAACTGTGGTTATTGGGGCCGGATCGCCTCCGCCGCCACAGGAAGTTACCTTGGTGGACGTTTCTGCATTAGCGGTTGATCCCATTACTAAGCGAGTTTGTACGGAAGTTACTCTTCAAAACGTGACTTTTGCCAGTGTAGGCGCTGCCGTAGAGCTACAGTGGAATGCAACTGCTAACGTGCTTATTTTCGATTTCCCTAGGAACTGGACTGAGCAGTACGACTTCTCTGACTTTGGTATACCCAATAACGCTGGGGCTGGTAAGAACGGGGACATTGTGGCGCTTTCACAGGCTAATGCGACAACCCCTCTAGCACCGGGTGACACGTATACGTTCATCCTTACGGTCACTAAAACCTATGGCTAAGCAGTTAAACAAAAAGGCTATGGCTTGTAATAAGCCGAAACGAACCTCTAGCCACCCTAAGAAGTCTCACGTAGTTAAGGCGTGTGCGGGTGGTAAAGAGAAAATTATTCGTTTTGGCGAACAAGGCGCTAGCACTGCTGGTAAGCCCAAGGCGGGTGAATCCGCCAAGATGAAGGCCAAACGTAAGTCGTTTAAGTCTCGTCATGGTAAGAACATCGCCAAAGGCAAAATGAGCGCAGCCTACTGGGCTGATAAGGTTAAGTGGTAATGCCTAGCAAAAGCAAAGCACAACGCAATCTAATGGCAGCAGTAGCGAATAACCCTAAGTTCGCCAAGAAAGCGGGCATCCCGCAAAACGTAGGAGCAGACTACATGAAGGCTGATAAAAAAGTTAAGAAGTACAACATGGGCGGCAGACTGAAAAGCCTGCGCAACGAAGTGGAAGCGTCTGAAAGAGTGGCTAACACACGCCCTAAAGATGCGCGGGAGCGTATGGATAAATCCGAAGAGCTGAGCAGACTAAACCGTGCCGAGAAGCGCAACATGAACATGGGCGGGGAAGTAATGAAGTACAATGCGGGCGGTAGCGTAGGTGATGGGATATGTTCGCAAGGTAGAACTAAAGGTAGGTTTGTTTAAATAATGTTGAAATGTCGGGGCATGGGTAAGATGAAGCCTATTGCGTTTAAGAAGGGCGGTACGGTTAAAGATGCCTGTTACCGCAAAGTGAAGGCGTCTTATAAAGTCTTTCCTTCTGCGTACGCCTCGGGTGCTATAGCCAAGTGCCGAAAGAAGAAAGCCAGTGGCCGTTCGTAAAACCGAGAAGGGCAAAGCCCTAAAACGTTGGTTTAAGGAAGACTGGAAAGACGTTAAAACAGGCAAGGCTTGTGGGCGTACAAAAGGCGATAAACGGGGAACTCCGTACTGTAGACCAACTAAAAAGGTCTCTAGTAAAACGCCTAAGACTTCTGGTGAGATGACGGCGGCAGAGAAGAAGTCTCGCATAGCGCAAAAGAAACGCCTAGGGCAACCGGCGGGCAAACCCAAGCGAGTAGCATCGCTTAAAAGGAAGAAGAAATAATGGCTACCACAGGCGTTGCAGATTTTAACATGGAGTTTACGGAAATTGCGGAGGAGGCATGGGAACGTGCTGGCCGTGAAATGCGCTCTGGTTATGACTTGCGGACTGCCCGACGTTCCATGAACCTACTTACTATTGAGTGGCAGAATCGCGGTATTAACATGTGGACGATTGAGGAGGGGTTTATTGACCTCATTCAAGGTCAATCCGCATACGCGCTCCCTGCTGACACGATAGACTTGCTAGAGCAGGTGGTACGGACTAATCAGGGTAACGCTAGCACACAATCGGATTTAACCATCTCGCGTATTAGTATGCCCACTTATGCCAGTATCCCGAACAAGTTGACTCAAGGCCGTCCTATACAGATTAATGTAGAGCGTTTAAGAGATGCGCCGGTTGTCAATATATGGCCTGTGCCTGATCAGGGCACCGCTGTAGCTCCTGTCTACGTGCTGAGGTACTGGCGTATGCGCCGTATTGAAAACGCAGGGGCGGGCGCACAGACTCCTGACGTTAGCTTTCGTTTCTTACCGTGTCTAGTTGCGGGTTTGGCGTACTATATAGCCTCGAAAGACCCTGATCTTATGCCTAGAATTCCTATGCTACAGGGCGAATATGAGCGTCAATTTGAGCTAGCGGCGGGTGAAGACAGAGAGAAAGCAACAATACGCCTTGTACCAAGACTGAGCAGCTATTAGGGTTAACCCATGAGCAATAGGTTCGCCTCAAATAAAAGAGCACTCGCCATGTGCGATGTGTGCGGGTTTCAGTACAGGCTAAAGCAGCTAAAGAATTTAGTGGTTA